TGCAGTCTAGCACAACGAGACATCGAAGAATTGATTAACACGATGAAAGTTGAGGAATCCAATTCGACTGGGGGAGACAAAACGGTTAACGGATACACTAACCTAGAAACATACACAATGATTTCACACATCCACAATAACCAAGATTGGTTAGAGGATGCCTTCGACAACATCAGAAAGTATAACAATCCAAACAATTTAAAAGCAAATTTTCAAGAGGAGATATTTAACGGAAGAGGATTGTCGGATATATTTGGTCTAATGTCCTTCGATAGAATCAATTGGTTTGAGATATTCGAGAATCTGAAAGAGATGATGCCTAAAAGTAGATTCGAAGTAGGAGACTATCTAATGATTGTTGACGGTGATGACTTGGATTTCGATTGGAAAGGAAAGGTGCTTGTCTTCGATTCATATGACGGAAACGAGGAAGGGGCAATAGACATTACTGACCATAGTGGAGAAGATGTAAAACACTACAAATTATTCGAACATCGTTTCGTGAAGGTAACACACCAATGGAGATTCGTTGAGGAATCAGATAGATGGATATCTGAATGGAAAAACGAGAACTATGAGATTGTCGGAATCAATTACTTCCAAGGTGACGATGTAAATCCTCACTACAACTTGAAAGAGGAATTCTTCTTGCCTAATCCGAAACTTACTGAAAAAGTATTGGCGAAGAATATGCCTACTGACGATGCAATTTGGTCAATCCTTCACGAGGAGGATATCAGCAAAGAGGAATTGCTTGAGAGACTTGCCTTGGCTAACGGACAAGCAAAGTTCTTGTTTGACCTTCTTCGCAAGTCAGCAGATGGTGACGATGATTACCTTGCTGACGAACTTTTCTACTCACACAACATTAAAGTAATTACCGACATCACAAATGACGAATACAAATTTGATAAATAATATGAACATCGAACTGAATACAAACGAAATCGCTAGGGTGCAAGTCATCCTAGGCGATTATCTAAATGACCAAAGAACTGGTCACATCGAATTGGATAGGGACTTCGTTTTGGATGACAAGACATTCGTCATCATTTGGATTGACGGATATTATTCGAAGGACGAGTCATTTCGGTATGGACAAACGCGAGAGAATGTTGAATTCGAATGCGAGACATTCTTGGTATTCCTAGAGGAAGAAGAACACATCCAAGATTCCTCTTTACTATCATTCTCGGAGAGCGAGACATTCGATAATTTAGGTAACGGTACATTCATTTAATCAAATCAATAAATTTAAAACTAGTAATTATGTTGACAAAACAACAACAACAAATCATTGCGAATATGTCAGATTCATTCGCTAAAGTAAACGAGCAGTTCAGCACATCAAAATCTTTCAATCTAATCAATGCAGACGAATTGCAGATGTTGAATCGAAAGAAAAAAGAATTCGAAGCAAATGTCCTAATTGCAAAAGAGAATTGGAATAAACTTGCCGAAGCAGAAGTTTATCGAATCATCTCCTTATTGGAAAAAGACTTGCCTTTTGCAGTAATTCAAAAGATGGGAAAAGAGAATCGTCACTACGAATGCAATAGTATTTTGATAGGTAGAACAGAAAGTAAATTAATTGGTCATCACGAAAATCACATAACTATTGATGTATATAAACGTGCGGATACAATAATTGAGGATGAATACGGAAATTGCTCTAGTATTCCTAGCGGATTGTCATACCAATATCTTGGAAGTAAACAAAAATTTAGCGACATCCAATCACTTTGTTCAGATAAATATTTTATAGAACAAGTAAGAAACAAAATATTATAATATATAAAACAATCAGAAACAATGGAAAAATTTAGAATCACACGTCATTCGTGCATCACAACACTAGACTCTTACGAGCATGGTGAACAACAACAAGTAGAATCTCATTCAATTGAGAGACACGAGGAATTCAATTCGATGGACGAGCTTTTGCTCTCATTGAATGCCCACATTGGAGCAGACTATAACCAAGACGATTTTGAGATTACGGAGGAAGCAATCTATACGGATGTTCTCTGCAAGATGGTCAACGGCTTTTACTTTAGAGCAACTATCCCAGACATCTCTCTTTGGAGAAAAGGATTGATTGACTTGTACAATCGTCATCACATCTTCTACGCAGAGAGAGTAATCAAATTAAAACTGACTGAAGGAGAGCAGAACGAATCTCTCTTCGCAATCCTAGGTAACGCATTAAATCCAAACAACTAAAAACATAAAACAATGAAATTCTATTATTTATTCGGAGAGGAAGTAGTTAGTCATATGTGGGACAATGACCATAACACCGTTGTTCAAATGATATCCCTAGGAGAAGGTGGTTTATATGTTTACGATTCGTCTGAACATCCAAACACATTGCTAGAGGAAGCACAAGGATGGGCGAACTATATGGAACTTACCTTGGAGCAATACAATATGCTCAAAGATGTAAAAATCAAGTGGGCGAGAAAAGATTCTGCAACTGGGAAGGGGATGGATAGAGGATATTGTTGCAACGATGGAGAAGCATACTTCGTGAACACATCTGACTTGATTAAGTGGTTAAGAGACCGAAATGTTGACGAGTACAACGAACTATCTGACGAATTTCTTCTAGAAGAAGCCTATGCCCAAGACGAGTACTACTATACTGAATGGGACATTGAAGATAGTGACTACTACTACGAAGAACAAGCGGACGGAACATTAATCGAAATCAATAAATAATTTAAAACAATGGAGAAAGAAATCACGCAAAAACATTTGCAAATTATCAATCAACTTGCATTGCAAGTCCTGATCAACTTGACTGAACAAAAACTATTCAGCGAGGATTCAGAAGTCTTCGAAGACTTGAAGAGCATCACTAAACTTTGTCAACTTCCCGAGACGATATCAGATTACTCGGAAGAGAAACCAATTCGAATGAAGACCTTGAATGTAATCAAGGCATCTAAATTCCTTGATTGGTATTTCTCTGATGCATCCGAGATAAGAGATTTCGGTAATGCAATGGTTGAGCAAATAGAGACATTCGGCAGAGCAGACATATCAGTAGAGCAATTGTTTGACGGATGTGCCTTAATTCCGCAATACATATGCGAACACTGGGATGGGGATTGGGATAACGAACAAGAGTACTCTCCCGAAGATATAGAATTGATTAATGACCTTAAATAATAAAAGAGATGACAAACGAAATCAAACAAGCGAAAGAGACGCTTAGAAAGAATGGTTACTTCGTAGATAACCTTTGGAGCGTAGAAGATGTTCAAGATATTTTTGACTGCTCTGATGAGGAAGCGCAAGATGTATTGAACATTGCCTTGACTAACGAAGGAACAATGCACCACATTTGGACGGCAATCAGAATTGCTGGGGAAGACATATCATTGGTGGAAATATGAGAAGGACAATTGACATCATCTTGACGGTGCTAGGCATTCTCGGAATCATCCTCTTCTTCATAGCGTGGATGACACATTCAATACCACTAATGTTAGGCACGATGACCATACTGCCGATTGTATACACGATAGGTAACCTGCAATAACCACTACGGAAAATCTTAAAAGGATGTTGTTAATTCAGCATCCTTTTTTTTTGTGCCTAATTTTCAGAGGGTTAGTGCTTATTTGAATTGATCCTGGTCCTCCTGATCATAATTTCGCCTGATCCCCCGGCGTTTTCAGAAAAACTACTATCACTTTCTGTGACAAGTCAGACGATGCGGCGTTTTGATTTTATTGGCATTTATAGTACATTTGGTTTGTAAAAACTTCTCGCACACATTTTACACCATAACAATAGTTTGAACAATACGCAAGAAAATAAGCCGCAGAAAAAGGTTATTGGAGATTCCCTACTGATGTCCTTTATTAAGACGTGCAGGTCTCATGCCGATGTGTTAAACATGGCTTATATCAACCATAAGTGTGGTAACGGACAGCGTTGGATGAGCGACATTGTGGGCAGAAAGAAGCCAATCAGAGACCAGGAGAAGGTCATGAAGGTCATCAATTCGATACTCGAATACTGCGATGAGGTGGAGGAATTTAGAGAGAAAATTGAACGCTTAAAGCATGAAATCGAAACACAAGTATAGAGCAAATTGGCTCACCTATTTTGCCGAGAAAGACATAAATCCGAGAAACGCTTTGAAGATATTCAGACCAGAGTTTGATCCGGCTAAGGTTAAGAGGATGATGTCTTTGTTTCATGGAAAGATGATTTTCGAGGAGCAAGACCTTGTCGATTGGAAGAACATAAAGTCATCTATAGAGAGAACCGACACAAGAAACAATGGCAAAATCTTCTCGTAGCCAAAAGTATTTAAAGAGGGCAGACACATACCTAGTCCTCGACACTATGCACAAGAGGGTTAACAAGATGTGCATCTCTCTGGGCATACCACAAGATCCAAAGTCATATGTGTACTTTGACCTTGCTCTTTTACACCTTCCACAAGGGGAGAGGAGGAAGATTCTCAAACAGATTTTCAGCAAATGGGGTACAGATATAAAACTCGAACACGAACCTTACTTATTAACATTAGAAAAATTTACAAAAAAAGTTTTGGAGGGTTTCGAATAATGTGTTACATTCGCAAAACATTAATAAAGAAAACTTATAAATTATGTCAAACATAACAATTTCACCAAAGACGGTTATGCCGTTCATCGAACCTCGCAGAGAGGAAATGATTAAACTGATGGGAGGAGAAGAAGTCCTCATGAGAGAGATGTCTTTCGCCATCCAAGCTGCTAACAACAACCAAGTGTTAGCGAATTCTAACCCACAATCAGTTGCAATGGCTGTGTACAATTGTGCATTGACCAAGTTGTCTCTGAACCCTGTGATGAACTTGGCTTACCTCGTTCCTTTCAAGGGCAACGCTAAACTCATGCCTGGATACCAGGGGATGATTAAGTTAATCTCTGACACTGGGATTATCAAGTCGGTTTCTTCGGGAGTAGTTTACAGAGGAGATGACTTCGACATCGTTCAAGGTACATCACCTCGCATCAACCACAAGCCGAAGGGAGAGACCTTCAAGGTTGATGACATCATTGCCGTTTACGCAATCTTTGTACTGCACAATGACGAGACCTTGTTCGAGGTTATGTGGAAGCCACAAATTGACGCTATCAAGAATCGCTCAGAGACTGGTCGCAAAGATGTTGGCCCATGGTCAACTGACTATGCAGAGATGGCTCGTAAGACCGTTGTGAAGAGAGGTTGGAAGTCTATCCCTAAGTCTTCGTTTGCCTTGGATAAGATTGAGAAGGTTAACACCGCTATCTCTATCGACAACGAGGAGTACAAGACCGTTGAGTATGTGAAGATGAGCGAGGAACAGATTGACCGCTTACTTGAGAAGACTACCAACGTGGTAGAACTTGAGACTGCTTTGTCTGATGAGTCGGTAATGATTGATCCGGAGCAGAAGAAAGAGATCATTGAGAAGGCTCGTAAGAAAGTTAAAGGAGGGGACAATGAATAATCTATTAAACGAAATCCTAAAGGAACAAGCACAAGCGTCTAACCAACGCTCACAAGCATGGTTCAACGCTCGTGTTGGTAAGTTTACCGCATCAGAGATATACAAACTAATGACTCAACCTCAGACGAAGGCAGCGAGAGAGAACGGAGAGTTGTCTGAGACTACCAAGTCTTACATCATGTCGAAGGTTGCCGAGGAAATGACTGGCATCGAGCAGACCACTAACTCTGCGGCTACGGAATGGGGTGTGGAACACGAGGCAGAGGCTTGTAATATATATGCCGAGATGATGGAATCTCATGTTGACTCTGTAGGGTTTATCCCCTACGGAGACCACGCAGGAGGCTCTCCCGATGGTATCTGCTCACGCTTCGGTGTGATTGAGATTAAGTGTCCGTACAACTTCGAGAACCACGTTCAGAACCTTCTTATTGCAGACGAGGATGACCTATTCAAGCAGAGAAAACCTTATTGGTGGCAGCTGCAAATGAATATGATTGTTGCCGGGAAGGAAGAGGGTATGTTCATTTCTTACGATCCTCGCATGGATGGGAAGAACAAGTTAGCAATAATTCCTGTACATTTACAATCAGATTCGAAAGAAATTTTGGACAATGCTATTGAGATGGCAGTTAAGTACAAACAATTTTTAATTGAAAAGTTAGGCAACCGATGATTCTAGACGAACATAAAAAGCATCAGATAATTGCATCCATGCTACACGCAAATGCATTTGTAAACATCTCCGACCAAATTGGGCCACCCTTTTGGGAGAAGGAGGTGAAGATGAAGGGTAACCAGTTCGTTAAAGCTGCCGAGCAGAGATACAAAGTATTAGCCACCGCCCTCTTCGACATTGAGGGTGGTGACTACTACCTTCGAGCAATGGATGACGCTGAAGACCTGATCGAAGAGATATCTACACTACCCTGGTTTGCTTACTACGACATTGTCCAACTAATAAAAAAATATAAGGATGAAAAAGCTTTGGAACAGAAAGAGAAAGTTCAGAGAAGAATGGACTCTGAATCAACAGCAGAAGGGTGAGATTTATATCTCACTTGCAGTATTAATCATTATCTTTATCTACACACAATTCCCATGAAAGACCACCACAAATTCATAGCACTTGCCGTAGGTATTCTAACACTCATTGCAACCATTCATTTACTTGGTGTTAAGAAGATGGATGATAATAATAAGGCTGAGGCAATCCTCCGTAATCAAATAGAGGAACAGCAGAAGGTTATCGACAGCAAACAAGTGGAGATTACCCAGTTACAGCAGAAACTAATAGGTCTGAAGGGCGATGTGGTAGTTATAGATAACAAGTCAAAGGAAACTAAAACCAAATACAAAGATGAAAAAAGGTATATTGATCTTGCTACTCCTAGTCAGCAATCAAGTCTTCTCTCAACTAACCTCACCAAGTTCAAGGATCTTGATAAACAAGGATACTTTGACCTGCCTGAAGGATACTGAAATCAAAATCATTAACAAGATAGCGGCATCGGAGAGGTTCTACCACTCCATGTACGATACTCATTTGAGTAAGATTGCTAATCTCGAGAAGCAGATTTCCATCTTGGACGTTATTGCCAATGACTACAAAGTTTCTTACGAGGCTAAGACAAAACAATACGAGGCTTTAGATATGCAGTATAAACTAAAGCAGGATCAGTACGATGAGTTAGAGAGTTCTTATTGGATTCTTGACGCAAAGAAAACAACATGGAAGACTATATCTATTGTAGGCATCCCGGTATCCTTTGTTGGAGGAGTATTGTTAACTGTTAAACTTTTAAACTAACACATATGAAAACGCTATCTGACAGAATTAAATTTTTGCCAATCACACAAGACCTTGTCAAGTCATCTTCACTTGACCTATCTCACCTTGGAACACAAGTTATCGAGGGGAAGGTTATCGAAGTAGGACCAGAGATCGAGGAGGTTCGGATTGGTGACATCATTCGTTTCTCTCACAAGAGTCCTGTTTACCTTGAAGAGAAGGACATAAAGGTTGGCTTCATAATGGAGTCTGACGTGCTACTTATCATGGGCAATGAGACGGAAGGTTAGGTATTGGAGCGATATCCAAATTGAGGACGGATTGTGTTATATGTGGAACGGAGAGTACCAGGTTATAACATTCAACAACTCAAAGGCTGGATATTTCCACGCTTGGGGAATTGTCTCGGGAGAAACTGTTGCTCTTATTGAAAATTATGAGGGGCATATTGAGGCAATTAACCCAACTTTTGTTAAATTTACACACGAAAACACCGCCACTCCTCATCTACTCCAAGCCTTATCGTTTATAGAGGATCAGGAAATGAGAGAGAGAGTTATAAATGTTTTCTTGAACACAGATGAGTACAATAAAGGTTAACATAAAACCTTTGTCCATAAACAAAGCCTTCCAGGGCAGAAGATTTAAGACAAAAGATTATAATGAATATGAAAAGTCATGCCTATTGATGATGCCCCGGCTACGGTTTCCCCAAGGCAAGGTCGCACTTCACATACGGTATGGCTTTTCTAACAAGGCTTCAGACGTAGACAATCCCACCAAGTTGGTGTTGGACATCATGCAGAAGAAGTATAAGTTTAATGACAAGGATGTTTACGAGATCCATCTCTACAAACTAATTGTCCCACGAGGAAAAGAGTTTTGGGAGGTTACTATCATCCCTCTTGAGTAAGTTTATTTTTTAGCTGTTGAACGAAGGCGGTTACTTCAAACGTGGAGTACCGCCTTTTCCGTTTCTAGCTCTATTTTTTGAAAATATTTCTTTGACAACTTTACCTAATTTCGTATGGCTCATGTCTTTGCCATCCTTGTTGCCGTAAGTTCCAGCCTTTCGGTTCTCTTTGTTCAGTTCTGAACGATACTTCCGTCTCTCGGGAGTAGAATGATACTCCTTGTTATACGCATCTTTCTTAGCCTTCGCCTTTGGATTAGACTGAAAGTATTTGGCACTCTCTGATTTGCCTTTTTTAGTTCCTGCTAAAGAATTTCTCATGTAACAAATATACACCTAAATTTGTTACGATGAATATACATGAAATACAACAAGTGCTTTGGGTGGAGACGGAGTTAGGTGACGGAATTGCTCTATTCCTCATGGACTACGGAATGCAGAATAATACTGTGTGGGTGGTAGCCTTGGAGGAGACTGGAGAGATAAAACACTTCGACTCTAATCAGATCAGGCTGTGCAAGAACCACACTATAAACCTTCGCTGTAGTACGCAATCTTCAACATCTCGTAGAGTTTGAAGACGTACTCCCATCTACGATCCTTCTGCACCAATTTCTCTCTCGACATTGTGTGCCAATCTGTGTGGTACTCCGCATTGACAAAGATGATATTTGAAGGGTTGAGACGATAGGCAGGAAACGCTCCCTTACCAAGGATGTGGAAGCAGATTGATGGAGAGAACTCCAACTCCCTTCCTGTGACGTAACAACGATGTTTGCGAGTCTCCCATAGATGTTTAAATAGATCCATCTCGCCAGTAGCCTTGTACTTTTTCTTGAACTGAGTTCTCTTGAGACCTTGTGATTTAGGCTTCGCATCCTCTCTGTAGTTTTTACAGAATGTACGGTTAAAATCCGTACAAAAACACTCTTCGGCTTGGCATTTCATTGGCGTTGCGTTTAAAACAAATAAGGAGGATTGCTCCCCCTTATCTGCCCTTAAATCAATAATCAATAAATCTATGAAAGATAAAACAATGATGACAAATATACAAAACTTAATTCTGTATTTCCAAATGTTTCTTTACCAAAATATTAATGTTCTCCACATTTCAGTTCCGTTATGTCTTGCAACGTAAAGATATTTGAGACCATCTTCTGTCTTAATTATCTCCATTCTATTTCCTACAAATGCTGTTGACATACCGTAAGGCACAGTACCAGAGTTTACCATTTCTCTTTTAACAATATCAAAATAAAAAATACGTCCTGTTTGATCTTTTTGAACATAAACTCTATCTGCACCATCGTATGCCCACATAGATCCTGTAGTGAAAGTTTCACCTTGCCCAGAGTTTTGATAATAGCTATCCCATCTACCTGTTGTAATATCAAATTTACTTACCCCTAAACTACCCCCACCAATTGGGGCAAATAAATATTTATGATTTCCATTACCCCACGTCCATTTGACGTTAGCCCCAGCACCTCTTGCAGGAGGACCGTAAATAACATAATTGGTAGTAGCATCGGTTGCAGTAGTTGCAGCAAAGTTTAGTGTTGTAGCCGTATTAGATGTTATAGTAACTTCGTTAGAAGCAGATGCTCCTCCAACAAACCTAACACGTTTACCTACCCATTGGTTAGTAACCCAGTTCTTTCCAGTGTCTACGAGAGTAGTTGTAGAACCTGAAGTTGCTGTCCCAAAACTATCCATTATTGCATAACGAGTAGTAGTATCTGGAGTAAATGTAGCGGCAGCAAATGTAATGGTGTTATTATTATTTGCCGTAATTACGAGTTCATTTCCAAGTCCTGTTCCTGCCATGATTCTTACAACGTGACCTACCCATGTTCCTCTAATCCAGTTCTTAGTTGTGTCTGTAATAGAAGTTGTAGTTCCACTTGTTGGATATCCGTAGGCTAATTGATCATCTGCCCAGAATTTATTATCTCTCCCAAAACTAGAAGGATCTATAATTACATAACGAGTTGTTCCACTAGTAGGGGTAAAAGATGTAAAAGCTGGGATTGTAATAGTCGTTGCTGTATTAGAAGTAATTCTTCTTATTTGTTGGTTAGGAGTAATACTACCACCTTGCATAATCATTAAGAACTTCCCTAGGTGTTCGTTTACATCCCAAGATTTTGTAGAATCTACTACTAAAGTTGTACTATTTGCTGATGTAGCATTAAGAGTTGCTGTAGCTGTACTAGCAATTGTAAATGTAAGATTAGTATCAACACTTAAAATTGTGTAAGTGCCATTCCATCCTGCTACTGAAGATCCTGCTATAGTTACAGAATCTCCTCTTTTAAGAAAATGATTTATAGTAGTTGTAACCAAACCTGTTCTTCCAATAGCAGTTATGTTAATTGTGCATCCTGACCCAGATCCTGAAACTATTGAAGTTACTGATCCAGTTGCTGTAGCATACCCTGATCCATTATTTTTAAATGCCACTCCTGTAACACCACCTGCTGTAGTAGTTGATGTAATATAAAGACGGCAGTTTGCGGCTCCTCCAGATACTGCAATAATATCATTAACCGCATATCCAGACCCTACTGCATTTACAGCAACGGTTAGTACAGACCCTGTTCCATTATCCGCTGCTGAAGCAATACCTAATGGTATATCTCCAACTTTAGTTATAGAAGCATTTGTAGCAACAGAAGCATCACTACTTGGACCAGTTACCCATACATCTGATTCCATGTCATAAGCAAAGGTTGCAGCATTAGCATTACCAACAAAATAAATGTAGTCTGTATTAGGCCATATTTCATAAGTCGTTGTAGCGTCTGGAGTTACTGTCCATTTAGAATCTACTTCAAATGTTCTGTCTATATTAGATGTAATTCTTCTTCTTTGTCCTGCTCCTGTGCCGCCTGTTAATCTGATTTGATAGTTGCGGTATTGATCGTTAACCATCATTTGAGTCGTGTCTGTAAGTCTTCTATTTGTAGCAGATGTTGCAGTACTAGAAATATACGCAGCTTCTACTTCATCGATTGGGGTAAGAGCTATCTCTGTACCCACAGCACCACTAAATATAGTAGAAGGCATTGACTTTTGATACCACACATCTGTAAGTACATCATACATTTGCCATGTAAATCCAGAAGTTGTTTGTGAAGACATCAACCATATAACTCCAGACATTATCATAAATCTACTATCTGTAGTAGGAGTTGTAACAAAAGGAGTGTCTACAGTTACAGTTTGAGATGATATTTCATAAGTTGAAAACGTACCTGAAAGAGAGGAAATAAATCCTTGGTTATCCCATGGCTCATATTGTTGTAAGTTTATGTCTGAAAAATACAAACTATCTACAGTATTAAATATTACTGTTCTTTGAAAAGAAAAGTTTGTACCATAAGAAATTCTAACTGTGTAACCAACCCATTGATTTACTTGCCATCTTTTTGTAGTGTCTTGAAGAATAGTAGCAGAACTTGATCCTATGTTAACTCCAGACTCTACAGTTACAGGATCAGTAGATGCGGTAATGGTTCTAGTTTGTTCTGATCCTACACCTGATACAATTCTGATTTTCTGTCCAACTAATTTAGCGCCAGAAATAAGAGAAGGGATTGTTAATGTAGAACTTGTTGGGGCTGCTAATACTCTACCTCTATTTCCTTGAGATTTACAATAAACCATTGAAGCTATTGTAGCTGTAGTGTAATATGCTGGGGCTGCTAAAGATGCCCAAGTATCACTCCAAGTATCATATCTTTGCAAGGTACCAGGGTATTGATAATAGATATATCTATTTGAGCCATCTATTGCTGTAGCAAAACCTGATGCTGGAGAGTTAAAGGTAGTTAAAGCAAACCTAGACCACTCCCATACAGGCTGGTCAATTTGCTTTTTAAGGTTATTAGTAATTGGCATATTAAGTTAATTTTGCTC